ACCTACTCCAAGGGCGCTTATGATAGAGGAGAACGTGATGGCTTACGATCTTCGTATGATAAAGAGGAAGCAGGAAGGAAAACAAATAGTATCTCCAAATCTTCACATTTTAGCAATGAAGAGTATGCTACCGACACCACTATCATCGGATTGCGGGGACAAGGTGACAGGATTGGAAAATCAAGACTCATTGACCAAGCGAGCCAGACAAATGACTGGAAAGACTTCCCAACTCAATCCCCGGTTTGTAATGGAGATGATGGGCTTTCCTCCCGACTGGACGGAATTACCTTTCCGAAATGGAGAAACGAATCCATCAAAGCCGGAGGGAATGCCATAGTTCCCCAAGTGGCCTTGCAGATTTTTAAAGCAATTGAGCAATTCCAGCACCTACAATCCCAATGACACGAGCAGAAACCTACATCCAAGACATCACCTCTGGCAGAATTCAAGCCTGCAAGTGGGTTAACCTTGCTGTGCAGCGACATTTGCAAGACCTGAAATCAACAAAAGACAAAGCAATATACTTTGATGTGGCAGCTGGGGAGCGAGCAGTGCAGTTCTTTTCACTGCTCAAACACTACAAGGGGAGCTATCAAGGTCAACCCTTTCACCTCTTACCTTGGCAAGCCTTCTTCATTTCATCACTGTTTGGGTGGAAGAAAGCCAATCACAAGCGAAGATTCCAGTATGCCTACTTGAAAGTTTCCCGCAAAAATGGCAAAACCACGCTGGCATCTGGCATCTGTCTGTATGGTTTGATCGCTGATGGTGAAGCAGCAGCCGAAATATACACCTCGGCAACCACCAGAGAGCAAGCTTCCATCTGTTTTAATGACGCTAAAAACATAATTAAGAACGATCAAAACCTAAATCAGGTGGTGGAAATCTGGGTAAACTCAATCACGCTGTCATCTGATGCCTCATTTCTCAAGCCTGTATCTTCCGAAGCTGGTAACTTGGATGGTCTTAATCCTCACATTGCACTGGTGGATGAGTACCACGCACACAAAAGTGATGAGGTTTTCAATGTCATGAAGTCAGGTATGGGTTCCCGGACGCAACCAATTCACCTCACCATCACCACGGCTGGCTTCAACAAGACTTCTGCCTGCTACACTTACGAGAAGACTTGTCAGGAAATCCTACAAGGAATCAAGCATGATGAATCACAACTTGCAATTATGTACGATCTGGATGAGGAGGATGACTACTTGCAGGAGGCTATTTGGATCAAAGCCAACCCATCACTAGGGTTCACACCATCGCTTGAGTACCTGCAACGGGAAGTAATTCAGGCAAAAAACAATCCTACACAGCTGGTCAACCTGCTTACAAAGAATTTCAACCAGTGGACTGATTCATCTTCGAATTGGATTGAGGACCGCAAGTGGATGGAAAGCACTATCCCTGCTCACATTGATGAGGAGTATTTGTCAGGACTTCCATGTATGGGAGCCATTGACTTGGCATCTACAAGAGATCTCAATGCCTGGACAAAGTTGTGGATTGATGAGATGGAAGGAAAGTACTACACAAAGACGCGCTATTTTCTACCAAAAGAATCTATGATGGCACGGGTGAAAAGGGATGGAGTCCGGTATGACATGTGGGCAGAGCAGGGATGGATAGAACTCACTGAAGGCAATGTCACAGATTATCGATTTATCAAGGCTGCCATCTTGCTAGACTGTGAAAACAACAAGATAGATGCCATTGCCTTTGACCGGTGGAACTCATCACAGCTGGTCATTGAACTTACAGAAGAAGGATTGGACATGGTGCCTTATGGTCAGGGCTTCGCTTCCATGTCCAATCCATCCAAAGAAATGGAAAAAATGATATACACAAAAGAATTTATGCACGACTCATCACCGGTATGCAGGTGGATGATTTCAAATGTAGAACTGTCAAGAGATCCTGCTGGCAACATCAAGCCCGACAAGGCCAAGTCATCCGAGAAGATAGATGGCACGGTAGCCAAAGTCATGGCACTTGGTCTGATCCTAAGCAAAGGAATGCAGCTTGCCACTGATGGTGGTCCATCCCGATACGAGGATGAGGAAGGAGGATTATGGGTAATCTAACAGAAAAGATGGTGATGATCCCTGCACGACTGATCCCATGCAACAATACCACTGCTGGATTCATTGCAGAATTCCACCACCGGCTATGCAGTGCCAAGACTCAGATCGAAGTATTCTCTGAGATAGAGGATGAGTTGGAGACCTACTTTGGCAAGCGCAAGTTTTCAGACTTCCAATCTTTCCGAGTCCTGCTTACCAGACACAACAAAAAAAAGAAACTTACTAGCCAGTAGCAAACATGAACTTACACGATTACGACATAATTATTATTAATTCCAGCGGTGGTAAAGATTCACTTTGTGCGCTTTGGGAAGTCTGCCGATTGGCTATTGAACAGGATTATCCTTTTGAAAAGATGTCAGTATCTCATCAAGATTTAGGAGACATGGAGTGGTCTGGAACAAAGGAACTGGTTAAGAAGCAAGCCGATTTATTTGGTTTGAAAACTTACTATTCAAAGCGAAGGGATAAAAATGGTTTTGAAGAAAATCTATTGGAATATGTTGAACGCAGAGGGAAGTGGCCAAGCAATAAACAAAGGTATTGCACCAGTGATTTTAAGCGTGGTCCAGGCGGTAGAGTTGTAACTTATTTAACCAAAGACCTAGGAGTTTGTAAAGTGCTTTATGTTTTTGGGTTTAGAAAAGATGAAAGCCCATCAAGAGCTAAAAAGGAAGTGATTAAGCTAAATAAACAGCTGACTACTCAAAAACGAATAGTTCACGATTGGTTACCTATTCATGACTGGTGTGAGAAAAAAGTATGGAAAGTAATTCGTGGTAATAAATTACCTTATCATCCAGCGTATGATTTGGGAATGCCAAGGCTGTCTTGCTGCTTCTGTATATTCAGTCCATTCGATGCCCTTGTAGTAGCCGGAAAAGCAAATACTGAATTGCTAGATAGGTATATTGCAGTAGAGAAAAAGATAGGCCACACTTTTAGGGACGGGTTTTCAATTGAATCCGTAAGGCAGGCAATTGATACTAATTATAAACCAAAGATCATCAAAGACTGGATAATGTAGTGTCAATTCTAACAACATGGATAAAGTGTTCTGGCTATTTCATACAGGAACATATTTCCAAAATGGAAACAACTCAATTTGAAAAATGAAAAAATCATGATACATGCAAATGAATTGAGGATCGGGAATTGGGTTAGAAGCAATCTTACTGAGAGAGAATTTCAAATCACCGCAGAAGATATAGTATATATTAATATAGATCCTTCGGTAGTTAGTCCAATCCCACTCACAGAAGAACGGCTTTTGGAGTTTGGGTTTAAGGATAATTCAATAATGATAGACACTATTGATAAAACTTTAAATATTTCAGCAATAGTTGGAAAAGATTTTTACCTCTATTTAGACGATGTTTTTGGATCAGCCTATGATTTAAATTGCATCCAATCAGTCCATCAACTCCAGAACCTATACCACGCACTTACCGGACAGGAACTGATATTAAACCAAGAACTACCATCAACTTTCCTGCCATGATCCCCCAGCTTCTTCTCCTGCTATACATCTTCCTTGGTATTCGTACTGCTCAAAAGCATCGAGTAGCCAAGCCAGTTGAATTCACAGCTACGGTCATTCAAGCAGTGATCTTGATAGGCTTATTGGTCTGGGGTGATTTCTTTGAAATACTAATCAGCAGAATCCAATAACGATCCATCACACTAGTTTGCTGACACAAACAATTTAAACAAAGTTAACAAAGAATTTTTCAACGCGTCCCCATATTGGTGACATGAATCTAGGGCGAGCGTTATCTTCTGGAATAGACATCCTTACACGATCAGCATCAGTATCTTCGAATATTTCTTATTTGGTCAATCCTGAAGAATGGCTCAAAGGACCGTTTACCCTTGGGGGATTCACTGCTGCACAGGATTCAGGTGTGCCAGTCACTTCCAAATCCATACAGCAAATCCCTGCTTACATCTCAGGCCTTCGCTTGCTCTCAGAAACAGTGGCATCCCTTTCCGGTAAGCTCATTCAAAAAACAGATGAGTCAATCACCTACCTAAGATCAGATCCAAGGAATAAGCTTTGCTTTCGAAAGCCATCCCGAATGATGAACTCGGTGATTTTCTGGGAGACCGCAACAAAATACGCAGTTCACAAAGGAAACTTTTTTGCCATCATCCTACGAGATGAAGACATGAATCCAATTGAATTCGTGCCAATTCACGAATCCAAGTCAGTCACCATCATAGAGTCAGAAGGTGAGCTATTCTACGACATTCAAGGTGTGGGCATCTTGCCTGCCTACATGGTGCTACACTTCAAAGGATTGGGTGATGGCATCATAGGCATCGGTGCCATTGAGTATGCAGCCACCACAGCAGGTGTGGTCTTGGCTACGCAAAAAAACCAAGCTAAGTTTTTCAAGTCAGGATCCAAGCTGCAAGGGTACATCACACACCCAAAGCAGTTGAAGAAGGAAACCATGACTAAGCTCAGAGAGTCTTGGCATTCGCTGTATCATTCTGATGCTTCCAATAATTCCACAGCTTTCTTGGATGAAGGCATGGAATACAAAACTGTATCTGTCACACCCGAAGCTGCCAAGTATTTGGAGACTTTGAAAAATGGCTACTACGACATTGCAGCCATCCTGCGAGTGCCACCGCACATGATTGCATTGATGGACAAGTCATCATTCAATAACA